AAGCAATTCATCAGCGAAGAGGATGTTTTGATACCAGATGAAGTTGACTGGCCAGATGGATTTAACACTGCATTAGAGCAATGCGCAGAGGCGATCCGCGCCGCTGGCATCAAGGTTAAGGGGGAGTGATGACTTCTGAAACTGATGATCTGGCAAACGTAGTGCAGCTAGTTCAGCCGGATAACGAAGAGAGAAAGCTGCTAAACATTGTCCCCACAAATCTGAAAACCTATCAACAGAAACACTGCAAGCACACCATCGAAGTAAGCGAAGTAGAACGAACAATAACTTGTATTCGTTGCGGCTGCGTTGTCGATCCGTTTGAGTTCATCTTAGAACGAGCGCATAACGGCGAGCGCGTTGTTACTGAGATAGAAACGCTGGCAGCCAGACTGAAGGAGCTACGTAGCAACGTCGCCAACCTAGAGCGTGAAGAGAAGAATGCCAAAGCGCGGTTAAGGTCAGCGCGGACAGCCATTCTCTATGCTGAAAACGAGTGCAAAAACGTGGAGCAGAAAGCGAGGTAAGCATGACCAAAAAGGTTTTCTACTTGAGAACCGAGCAAATCAGAAGTCACGCCATAGAACAAATCAGAAATCTCCCGCTAGACCAATCCAAGCCATACGAAATCGAACTATCCCCACCCAAGCGCACACTTTCTCAAAATCGGAAAATGTGGCCACTCTTGCATGACCTAGCTCTGCAGGTTGTTTGGTACGGGCAGAAATACGATGAAGATGATTGGAAAGACCTCATTACCGCACTGGTAGCCAAGACCAAAAAAGAAGAACAGCGAACTGCACCGGGTATCGGCGGCGGTGTCGTCATGTTTGGCCAGCGCACAAGCAAGATGAGAGTAAGCGAGATGATTGATGTTATCGAGGCTATCTACTGGTTCGGCTCGGAGCAGGGCGTGAAGTTTAGTGAAGAGTCATCAGCGGTAATGCGCTGGGCTCAACAACACAACAGGAGTTCAGCAGCATGAAAGCAATAAGCATCAGGCAGCCGTGGGCTTGGCTAATAGTCAATGGCTACAAAGATATTGAGAACCGCAGTTGGCGCACTAAATACCGTGGCCCTGTACTGATTCACGCGTCACAGGGAGTCAAGTCCATCGAGTACGTCAGAGCGTGCAATCTCATTCACCAAAAACTCCGTGAGCATGGGATACCGCTTCCACCAATCGATCAACTACAGACCGGTGGCATTGTTGGCATTGCGACCATTACCGACTGCGTAGAAGAAAGCGATTCTCCATGGTTCTTTGGTGAGAAAGGCTTTGTACTGGCCGATGCCAAAACACTGCCGTTCATACCCATGAAAGGTAAGTTGAGCTTCTTTGAGACTGGAATCGAGCCGCTGCTTGTATCAAGCGCCGACCCTGAGCCACCGGAGGCCGCATGAAGCAAACGTGGTTCACACACGAACCCATGACCACAGAAGAAGCTAATCAACTACTCGATAGATACAAAAACAACGGAGTGCAGGCCGCTAAATCACTATCAGCAGACAATCGTCACTGGTTCGTTCAAGCACTTCTCCCTGAATCAAATTGCCTACCTAATTCAAAAATACAGACATCCAAAATCTGGAGATAGACATGACTGAAACCCGCGAAGGGATATACCTGCGCATAAACGGTGCTGACTATAGAAAGATTTACGTAGTTGGAGATTTACACGGCTGCCACGGCATGCTGATGACGCACCTAGAAGAGATTAAGTTCGACTTTGACGCAGATCTGCTGATTTCAGTTGGTGACCTAATCGACCGTGGTGGGCAGAGCGTCGAATGTCTCGACCTGATTAATCAGCCATGGTTTAGAGCTGTACGCGGTAATCATGAGCAGATGGCTATTCATGCATTAAACGGCACCGGAAATGTAAATCACTGGCTAGCTAATGGCGGCGGCTGGTTCTTCTACCTCGATTATGACCAAGAGGTTCTCGCTAAGGAATTAATCACTCATGCAGAAAGTTTACCGCTAATTATCGAAGTCAACTTCCCCAGCAAACGTTACGTGATCGCCCATGCAGACTACCCATCAAACGAATACGTATTTGGCAAACGTGTTGATGAGGAGGATGTGGTTTGGAGTCGAGAGCGGGTGAGTAACGCGATGGATGGGATCGGCTGCAACATTACCGGTGCGGACGAGTTTATTTTCGGACACACGCCAGCTCGCAGCCCCATGAATTTTTTCAATCAGCGCTATATCGATACTGGCGCAGTGTTTGGTCACGGACTCACTGTTATTCAGATAGGAGGTGATAGTGCTCAAGGCTAAAAAGCCGAAGCCAAAGAAATGTCCGATATGTGATAAAGAATTCATCCCTCGCAACACCATCCAAAAAACCTGCTTCTCATCATCTTGCTCTCTCGAATTTGTCCGGCGTCAAAACAAGCTAAAAGACGAACGCGAACAGCGCAAGCAAGCCAAGTTATCGCGCGCCGAAATACGTAAGCGCAAAGAGAAACTGAAAACGCCATCAGACTGGAATAAAGAAGCCCAATCAGCAGTTAACCGGTTCATATTCTGGCGTGATTATGGGAAGCCATGCATAGCCTGTGGAAAGCCACTTAACTATGGGGTTAGAGGTGGGGCAGTAGACGCAAGTCACTATCGGTCAAGAGGTTCGGCAAGGCATTTAAGATTTAATGTTTTCAACATCCACGCAGGATGCGTGAGATGCAACAGGGAGCAATCAGGAAACATCATTCCCTACCGCATTAACCTCATCGAGAAAATCGGCATAGAGCGCGTAGAGCGTCTAGAGCACGACAATTCAGTAAGACGCTTCGACATCGAGTACCTAAAACGAGTGAAGGCTATCTTCACGCGGCGGGCTCGTCATTACGAAAAACTGCGAAAGAGATATTTGGAGGCTGCATGAAGCTTAACGAAGCAATTGCTACTGCGCGAGAACGACGCCGCAAACGGGAAATGGCTGGAAAGGGAGATCACTACTCGGTCGTTCAGTTCAATACCGGTCTTCAGGTATTCAGAAACGATAAGTTACTCAGTGTGCACAAGGTCGTATTTGACACTCATCGCGATAAGTTTGGTGGGGTAGTTCATCCACATGAGAGGGCGGCATGAGACCAGTAGACGCAATATATACACTGCCCATGGTATTCAGACAGGCAGATTTACGACGACTCTGGTGCCGAGGGAAGAAGACCATCACGCCATCACAGCGAGTGTGGACGCGCTATATGTTATCGCTCTGGGGTCATTACCTCGGCGGTGATGATGCTCCTTCAGGCTGCGTTAACGTAATTGGTCGATTGATGGTTCGTTCAGAGTGGAGCGAAACACAGTCAGAGCGGATTGTTGAAGTGGTGAACAGTCTTCACAAGCAAGGTTATCGAGGTGAAGAGTTGTTTAAAAAGTCCCGCGAAATTGTGATACCAGCAGCCTCAGCAAGCAACATCATCGCTCTCGCCAAAGAATCAGATGATGCCGCTTTTGTTGAGTCAGTCATGAAGAAAGCAATTAAGCGTGGAAGCCCGATCCGCGATGTAGCTATTAAACGATATTGCGACCGCAAATGCCCGCAAGACATTGCACGGATGATTTCATATATCACTGGTGCAGATGTTCAATTTTGCCGAAAGCGGGTTATCTGGTGTGAAGAGATATTGGAAGAGGAAATGTACTATGCAATGAAACACGCAACGGAGAAGGAAATGCTTCAGAATGCAGCTTAAATAAAAATATTTTCTATTTCTCTTGATTTTGGGAAATGAAAGTGTATATTTTAGTGCATGCTCGGGAGCAAAAGCGAAAGAGCGCAGTAACAAAGAGAAGGCTGGCTTAATCGCTGGCCTTTTTAGTTTTCAGCACATCACTCAGCGAAGAAGGGTAAACCGGAGCGTTTGGTGTGCTGCACAACTGCATGATTATTAGTCGGAACGGCAACCAGTCGCCATGAGTATGCTAGAAGCTGAAAACTCGCGGCTGATTGTGACAACGCCTGTCAGTACTCATGATTTTTCTGGATAACCGGTGCGACGCCAGAAAAACAATCGCACAGTGGGTAAGTTCGTCTCATTGACTGCTATCCCCACCTAACCGGCTGGAAGGTCGGTATCAATTTCAAGCCCTGAGTTAATAGCTCGGGGCTTTTTGCATTTAGCGTCATCCAAAACCAACCAACCGCACTCACACATTCCTTGTCTGGCATGGATACGGGTGACGCTATTCCCTACAAACAATTTAAGCGCCGTTCCCTGCGGGGAGGTGGATATGCGTATGCCATGGAAAAATGAACCAAACATCATTTCCATGCTTATTGCCTTTGGTATGACTCTCATCGGAGCCGTGGCCAGTTACTCATTCAAGGTTTTGAACGGTGAGGCATTTAGCTGGAGAACATTAGTACTACAGATAATTGTCTCCATCTTCTCAGGGATGATCATGATGATGGCTGCTTTGCATTATGGCTGGTCTGCTGAGGTGATTGGTGCGGCATGTGGCATGGCCGGTTGGTCTGGGGCCTCACTAATAAAAGCCATTGAGCGTCGAATGTTAAACAAAGCATCTGGAGGCATTGATGCGGGCAAGTGAGAATGGCATCCGCCTAATCAAGCAGTTTGAAGGCTGCCGATTAACTGCATATCAGGATAGCGTCGGCGTCTGGACTATTGGCTATGGATGGACGCAACCAGTAGATGGCAAGCCTGTTGGCGAGGGCGTGACCATCACCCAGCAGAAAGCCAATCAATTGCTAACTGAAGGCGTGGCTCAATTCGAGAAGGGCGTAAACAGTCTTGTGACTGTGTCGCTCAATCAGAACCAGTTCGATGCGCTTGTCGATTTCGTTTACAACCTCGGCGTTAACGCGCTGAAGGGCTCAACACTGTTGAAGAAACTCAACGCTGGCGATTATGCCGGTGCAGCTAACGAGTTTACTAAGTGGAATAAGGCAGGCGGTAAAGAGTTGGCAGGGTTAACGCGTCGACGTGAGGCGGAGAAATCTCTGTTCCTGTCATGAGTAGAATCACTACCGCGCTGATCGCTGTCATCATCGCCCTGTTAGTTGGCATGTGGTACACGACAAGCCAGATGCAGTCCCTCAGTTCCGAACTGAAAGAAATCACTCAAGTAGCCAATCAGCAGAAAGCAGACCTCGAAAACATCCAGCGGCAACGAGTACAGGCCGCAGCACTGGATATCAAAGTCACTCAGGAATTAGCAAATGCAAAAAGTGAAGTTGAGCGTCTGCGCACTGACCTTGGCAATGGCGCTAAGCGGCTGCACATCGCGGCCAGTTGTCCAAAGCTGCCCGAAACCTCCGCCGCCACCGGCGAACCTGATGCAACCAGCCCCAGATATGATGCAGAGTTTGAACGCAATTATCTCAGTCTCATCGAACGAATCAGGCAATCTGAAACAATGATTAACGGGTTGCAGAGTTACATCCGCACCCAGTGCCAATAGGAGTGATGCATGGCCGTATTCGATAGTAAGAATATTTATCGGCAATATGCAGAGATTATGAAAAGCATTGCCGAGAAAAGCATTGTTGAAAGTGAGCAGATTAAAAAGGCCATTAGAGAAAACCGGCCTCTCCCTCAATAAAAGCAAATCCCAATAGAGCCTCATTTCGGTGGGGCTTTTTTATATCTAAATTTCACCGCGCTTTCTCCGCGCATTAAAAAAACCAAGAGCCTTTCGGGGTAGAGCTTGAGATAGGGCAGTGGTTATCGCTGACCGCTCTTGGGCTGCCTACATCTGGAGAACAGGCTCTATCACCAAAAGGTAATAGCGATATGAAAGAGTTGATCTCAGTAGAAAAAGAAATCTCCATGAGCAGCTTGGATTTCCTGAATAACATCATCAATCCATCGCGAGTGGAGGCTGGTGAGAATCCAGTTCGTCCAGCTGACTTCCATGCCCGCGTAAATGATGAAATCGACGAAGAATTAAACTACGAAAATTTCGTAGTTGGTAAGACTGGGCACAAAACTCACTACACCATGCTTAACATGGATCAGATGACGTTAGTTGGTATGCGTGAGTCTAAGGCGGTTCGTCGTTCTGTTCTGACTAAGTTAAAGGTTATGCATAGCCCTTCAATACCACAGACTTTGCCGGAGGCATTGCGCTTAGCTGCTGATCTTGCAGAGCAGAAGGCAGAGTTAGAAAGCAAGCTGGCTATCGCTGCACCCAAAGCAGAATTTGTTGATCAGTACGTCGAAGCATCTGGACTGATGGGATTCAGAGAGACAGCAAAACTACTGAAGATAAAAGAAAACGATTTCCGCCTGTTCCTGATTGATAGCGGGATCATGTACAAGCTAGCTGGAAAGCTAACCCCATACTCACAGCACCTTGATGCAGGCCGATTCGCTGTTAAAACAGGCGAAAACCAGCATAACGGCCACGCATTCACTCAAGTTAAGTTCACACCCAAAGGTATTCAGTGGATAGCTGGGCTTTGGGCTGCCAGCCAGTTACAAGACAAGGCTGCCTAAGCGCAAATTTACGCTTTGCTGCAAATACAAATAGTTAGAGAGCCACTTTCACAACGGCTCTTACCAATTCCCCCCCCCGACAAGGAAACAGATAGATTCTGTCAATGGAGGTGAAATAGAATGCCAGAAAATATTAGCCAAGAGTCACACGGCGAGAGAGAAGCATCGATAGGTTGCTGGTCTTGCAAATCTGAGGTGGAAATTAAAACCTTAGAGTACAATGATGGAATATGCCCCTTCTGTAATTGTGAAATAGATTTAGAGGATGATAATGACTGACGTATGGCAGGACATGAAATCAGCGCCAAGAGATGGCACTTCAATCATAATCACATCCGCCAAACATGGCGAAAAGCTAACCGCATCAAATACATATATAGCGGCCTTCTGGGATGGTGAAGAGAGTATGTTTTCCAGCGAGACGAAAGGGGCTTGGATTTGCTATATGGACATGGTTAAAGAGCCTGAGGCCCCAATTGATCCCGTGCGCTGGACGTCACTTCCTGATAGTTAAGTCAATTAATGCATAATTAAAAAATAGAGGTCGCCTGGGCGGCCTTTTTTATTACCTATTGCGTAGGGTTGTCGCAGCATCTCTGTATTAGCCATGACCAGTGCCTCTCCTAGCCGCGAGCGTACAGAGACATCAATAACGACCAATGCCGAGCGCCCACCAAGCGACTCTCATGGCGGTAACATGAACCGTGGCAGAAGAATCATGGAGCAATACAGTGTGTTTTCACTGAGAGCACACGATATTGCAGCATAAGATCACATGGCGCCCGAGGGCGGATACTCAAAAAACAGAGGAATGTTCGCTTATGGCTGATAAGTACAACGTCAAAGCTACAAAGAAAGACGGAACAACATATGAAGGCGTCATGACAACCAAAGAGCCAAGACTGGTTAACGGTCTGTTTGCTATCTCGGAGCATGGCGGCTCATGGACATACATTCAGCCGGATGAGTTGAGTGAAATCACATTCAAGCCGGTAGTAGAAGAAGATAAAGCACAGGAATAAATTGATGGTTAAACCAGATTGGGAAGCCATCGAATCGGCTTACCGTGCTGGTTTGATGTCTATCCGTGAAATAGCATCACAACATGGAATTACTCATGGAGCGATAAACAAGCGAGCTAAGAAAGAAGGTTGGGAGAGAGACCTCAAGGCAAAGATAAAAGCTAAGGCTGATGCACTGGTATCCAAACGCGAGGTATCCAGACAGGTATCCATTGAAACGGCTACCAATGAACGGATACTTATTGAGGCCAATGCTGAGGTCATTGCCAACGTCCGCATGGCTCACCGTGGCGATATCAAAAAAGCCAGAGACATCACCAACACTCTCTTTGATGAGCTTGGCGCTGAATGTGCTGATGTTGCATCACTACGCAAGCTCGGCGAGTTGATGATTAACCCAGATGAAAATGGGAAGGATAAGCTCAGTGAGATTTATCATTCAATCATCGGTATGCCTGAGCGCGTTAAAGCAGCTAAAGCTCTCAGTGAAACACTGAAGAATCTCATCGGCCTTGAGCGTCAGGCTTACAACATTGACGACGAGCAGGGCGACAGCACAGTTAAGAAACTATCTGACCTAATGGACGATCTGTCTCAGGGGGCGTAATGAAACCTGAGCATATAAAACTGCTATCCAATAAACACTGGCGACTGAACAATCTCTACTGGATCACTGATAAAGAAGGTAAGCCAGTACGCTTCAAGATGACGCCGGAACAGTTCGAATACTTCGAAGGTATCCACACTCGCAACATCATCCTGAAAGCTCGACAGCTTGGTTTCACTACCGAGGTATGCATCATTCAGTTGGATGCAGCGTTGTTTGAGTCGGCCAAGTGCGCGTTGATTGCCCACACTCTGAATGATGCCAAGCGCCTGTTTAGAGAGAAGGTTAAATATGCATATGACCGGTTGCCTGATGAGATAAAGGCTGCCAATCCCGCAAGCAATGATTCTTCCGGTGAGCTGGTATTCAGAAAGGGCGGATCGCTCTACGTTTCCACATCATTCCGCGGCGGCACACTGCGCTATCTGCACGTTTCAGAATTCGGGAAGATATGCGCAAAGTATCCAGATAAGGCCCGAGAGATTGTCACTGGTGCGTTTGAAGCGGTATCCACTGATTGCTTCACAACAATCGAGAGCACAGCAGAGGGGCGCGCTGGTTACTTCTTTGACTACTGTCAAACGGCAGAGAAAGCGGCGATACAGAAGAAAGCATTATCTAACCTCGACTGGAAGTTTTTCTTCTTCTCATGGTGGAAGAATCCACTCTATACCATTGACCCAGTAGAGCAGCTACCAGAGCGACTCTGCGAATACTTTGCTGAGCTACAGGGTAAGTACGGAATAGCGCTGAATGAGCGCCAGAAAGCGTGGTATCTCGCGAAAGAGAAAACGCTCGGCGACGACATGAAGCGTGAATATCCTTCGATACCCTCTGAGGCATTCCAACAGTCAGTTGAAGGCGCGTATTACGCCAAACAATTCCGCTGGCTATATGAGAATGGCCGAATTGGCAAGCTACCCGACAACTCACACCTACCGGTTCACACTTTCTGGGATATCGGCGTGGGCGACTCCACGGCTATCTGGTTCGTGCGTGAAGTTGGTGAAGAGTTTCATATCATCGACTACTACGAGAACTCTGGCGAAGGTCTGAGGCATTACATGAAGGTGTTGAAGGACAAGGGCTACGAGTACGGCGAACACTGGGGACCACATGACATTGATAACCGTGAGTTTGGCTCTGATGCGAAGTCTCGCCGCGAGCTGGCCAGAGAGGGCTATGAGATTGACGGGCAGATGTACACGATGACATTCAAAGTCGTGCCAAAGGTTGGTGTTGATACTGGCATTGAGTCAGTCCGTGAAATCCTACCACGCTGCGTTTTCGATGAAGATAAGTGCTCAGAAGGCATATCTCATCTGGAAGGTTACCGCAAAGAGTGGGATGACAAGCGCGGCTGCTGGAAAGATAAACCACTTCATGACTTCACCTCACACGGTTCAGACGGATTCCGTTATTTCGCAGTAGCGAAGAACAACCGCAAGCAGATCGGCACAGTATTCTTTTAAGGAGCATCGCCAGTGAGCGAACAAAATAACGGCCTTCAGATGGCTGTGAACAACCTCGCCACTGAAATGCGGCGAGCTAACTACCTTAATTCCATCGGAATTGGTGGTGGTAATACAAAGCGACCGACGCTTTACCATGAATTTGGATATCCGCGGACGATAACCTTCAACGACTTCTACAACATGTATCGCCGCAATGCCGCTGGTTTCGCTGTGGTGCATCGTCTGCTTGATGGTTGCTGGCAAGATTATCCAATCATCGTTGATGGTGATGAGACTCAGGAGGCTGAAAAAACAAACGCCTGGGAAAAGAACGTTACCAAATTTATGAAGAGGTGGTGGTCAAAGGTGAAGGACGCCGATCGCCGTAACATGGTTGGGCGTTATTCTGCGTTGCTTCTGCAGGTGAAAGATAATCGAGACTGGGATCAGGAAGTTGACACGGCCTTGGTTAAAAGCCTGGGTGAGGCTGCTCTGGTTAAGCTTATTCCAGTATGGGAGCCGCAGCTAACCGTCGCTGAGTGGGATAATGACAGGCAGTCTGAAACATTCGGACAGCCTAAGATGTTCAACTTCAACGAGCAGCCGGTTGGTGATGAGGCTTTCGTTGGGCCTATACGAGGGGAGCCGGTACACCCGAGCCGCGTAATTCTGTTTTGTGAAGGCTCCGAGGATGACAATGTCCTGTCTGGCATCCCTCTGCTTGAAGCTGGCTACAACAAAGGCCTCGACCTTGAGAAAGTATCCGGTGGTGGGGCAGAAGGCTTCCTAAAGAACGCTAGTCGTCAGATTGCCGTTGAGTTCAGCAAAGAAACCGACATGAACACGCTGGCAGACCAGGCTAAGAAAGCTGGATATGCCGACCTCGGCGAAGCAATGGGCGACAAGGTTAACAAGCTTAACCGAGGCACCGACGCTGCTGCAGTCATGCAGGCTGGACAAATGCACGTTCTGAGCGTGACACCGGGCGATCCTGGTCCAACATGGGAGGTAACGGCCAACGAACTTGCAGCTTCAGTGCAAATCCCTTTCACAATTCTGTTCGGTCAGCAGACCGGGCGATTGGCAAGCGACGAGGATAAAACAGACTGGGCAATTCGTCGTAATACTCGCCGCAATGGCTTCCTAACTGACCGCATCACTGCGCTGCTTGAACGCTTATGGATGCTGGGGGTTATTGATCCACCGGCAAAAGGCGAGGTAACCATCTCATGGAGCGACCTGCTAGCACCCGGCGAGAAAGAGAAAATCGAGAATGCTTCTAAGCTTGCCGACATCGTGCAGAAAACATCTGGCTTCTATGGTGGCGAACCACCATTCACGGCCAATGAGCTGCGCGAGATTGTTGGGCTTGACCCACTGCCTGAGCCGCAAGAGCCACAGAAACCTGATGAGAAGGTGACAACCGATGATCCACTGGCCAATGACACCAGAACAGACGGCAAAGGTGGGTCTGCCGATAGTTCCTCGCAGTAAGGTTGACCCTACGCGCTCGGCTAAGCAGGTGAATGCAATGTTTCGTGATATCGAGGAGAGGTATCTCGGCATCAAGCGCTCGTTGAAAGCTCTGTTCGACCAGCGCCTGACCGGGCGAGAGCGTGAGGTAAACAGCCATAACTGGCACTTCCTTTGCCACGATAACGGCGAGGATATGCGGCTCTACCAAGTCAACGCTGGCAAGTTCATCTACGACATGTCGGCGCAAGAGTTGGCTGACCTGTTGGAGTCGGTACAGGTCATTCTCGACGATTACCTGCTGGATGGTGGAGAGCAAAACCCATGGGCGATGGATTACGTCGTCGCAGAAGCGCAGCGCGGCACGCTTGAGGCTTTTAACAACCTCTCGCAACAGTCGCAGGTGTACGCTAGCCAGACGACGTTACAGCAGCTTTTAAACAGCCCTGGTTATCTAAACCAGATTGCAGCGGCAAGGCTGACAACGTTCAGTGACTGGAAGGTCATCAGTGACACTGCCCGCGGCGACCTGACCAACATCATCACCGACGCAGTGGCTCGCGGGGTGAATCCTCGTGAAACAGCCAGCGTTATCAGTAAACGCCTCGATGTGAGCATGTCTAAGGCAAAGACCATCGCTCAAACTGAGCAGGTCGGTGCGCTGCGCGAGGCTCAATGGAATGAAACGGACTGGGCATCCGAGAGGCTGGGTATGAATACTGGTCTTCTCCATCTTTCTGCGCTTAAGCCAACCACCAGAACAACGCACGCGTTTTGGCATGGAAAAGTCAGGACTGTGCAAGAGGTTCGCGACTGGTATGCGATCGATGGCAACAAATATCATTGCTATTGCGGTCAGATTCCGGTTCTGCTCAACGACGACGGCAGCATATTCAACGAAGGATTGAAGGAAAAGCTGGCGAAAGAACGCCAGCAGTGGACCGCCAAGGAGGCTGCATGATTGCAGTCATCACCCTGTTTTTACTGATCATCGTGGTAGGTATCGTAATGGCTGCCAGCCAAGGAACTCTTGATCCTTGCTCCTGCCGCCGTTGCGGTAAATATATTCCTGCGCCAGCTAGGTTTTGCGAACGCTGCCGACCAGCACCATTGAGCTGGTATCAACCGAGTAAAACAACCTCATTAGGCAAAGTGATGCCGCCACCCAAAAACCGATAAGAGGAAGCAACGTGAAGCTATCGAGCATCCACGTTAAATCCCTCGCCATCAACGCCTCCAATATCTCAACGACAACAATCAACGGTCAGGAACACTACGTTATTCGTGGTGCGGTTCCGATCGTCGATGACATCGTGATGAACGGGGGGCTGTATCCGGCAGAGGAGATTAACAACAGTTACCTGACGATGGAACGCAAGTTAATGCCGATCGGTCACCCGATGGTAAACGGTAAATACGTCAGCGCTAACGACCCACAAGCAGTCAACGATTACTACGCCGGAGCATGGGCTCAGAACGTCAGTAAAGCCAACGATAAAGTTGTGATGGACGTTTACGTCAACAAAGCTGTCGCTGATACCAAACCTGACGGTAAGCGCCTTATTCAGCGTCTGGACGACATGATTACTGGCAACAACGCCGATCCTATTCATGTATCTACCGGGCTGCTGCTGAATAAAGAACAGAAATCGGGTGAGTCGAAGCAGAAGAAATACGCATGGGTGGCTCACAACATGCAGTTCGACCACATCGCAATCCTGCTTGATGAGCCTGGTGCCGGAACTCCTGATGAAGGCGTGGGCATGTTCGTTAACGCTGACGGGCAAGAGGCTGATGTTGAATCGACGAGTCTAATCGAATCGGCTAACAGCATGAAAGACGGATGGTGGAACAAAGTTAAGTTCTTCATGAGTAACGCTTCAGAGATGTCTTTCGACGATATCTACCAGGCGTTACGTATGTCAATCAAGCAGGACGACAAGAAGTGGCGCTATGTCGTCAGTGTCTGGCCTGACCATTTTGTTTACGAAGAGGATGGCGATAACACCAAACCTAAGCTCTTCGATCAGAAGTATCTCATCTCTGACAAGGTCGTAACGCTTGTCGGTGATCCCCTAGAAGTCGTGCGCAAGCCAACCGAGTACGAAGAAGTAACCACAAATAAGGAACTAAATCCGATGAAAGACAAGATGATCGCCGCGCTCAATGCCGCAGGCGTTAAAACCGAGGGGCTGACCGACGATCAGGTCTGGGACGCCTATAACCAGCAAGCGCTGAAGAAAGAAGGTGGTGGTGACCCAGGTCAGACTCAGATTAACTCTGAAGCTATTACCGCGGCTGTCAATCTGGCGTTGAAACCACTGACCGAGGAGATCGGCACCCTGAAAACTCAATTGCAGGCCAACGCCGAAAAAGACCTAAAAACGAAGCGTGAAGCAGTAAAGACGAAATTCCCATTCATGACCGAATCTGCGATCAACTCGCTGGCAGGCGATGCGCTGAATGACATGTATTCACAGTGCCAGACCAGCACAGGTCTTAACCCTGTTTTCCAGGGCAACAGTGCACAAAGCGACATTCTCACTATGGAGGCACCTGAATAATGGCACTCGCTCCTCGTTTCCATACCGTAATCGCGGGCCCAGCCCGTAAGAATGACCCTCAGGTCATTGAAGCAATCATGGCTGCTGATGTTATGCCTGGCTCTCTTGTGATGCTAGATAGCGCTGGGAAGTTGGCAGTTCACTCTACTGCCGGTGGAGCAGGCGTTGCTTTGGCACTTCAGCATAACTATATCGGTGGTGGCGATATTCGTGATGCCGTTCCTGCCGGTGACACTGGCGCAGCAATCATGTGTGAAGACGATGTTGATTATCACATGAGAGTTAAGGCAGGTGAGGTACTGCTGGAGAACGAAGGCTTAGTATCTGCTGGTGACGGCACACTCAAGAAATCAGCTACTCCAGACACTGATGTTGTCCTCTTTTACTCACGCGAAAAAATCACCGTTGGCGCTGAAGTTCAGCTTGTGAAAGTTCGCAAATCAGGGAAAGCAACCGCATGATCGTATTCAATAAGAAGTTGGTCACCGAACATAACCAGGTGAAACAGGCGTGGAATCAGCTGCTAATGCAGCGCGAGTCCTTCAACGTTAACCAGAACAACATCTCTGCACAGTACGGTGGTGCATTGGAGGTTAACCAATCGGCGCTGATCTCCAAAGATTACTGGCGCGAAGTGGACAATATCACTACCCGAGTATTCCGTAACGACGAAGGTAATGGTTTGCTAGATGACCTGTTGGGTCTTGGTACGCCGATCTCCATCGGTAAGACCGCCGCCCTGTACCGAGTATCAAGTGATGCTGGTAAGGTTCACCGTACCCTCACCGGTCACGTGCCGGAAGAGTTGGATAAAGTCATCTACGATGAAGCTGGCGACCCAATCCCAATCTTCAACACTGGCTATAGCCGTGAATGGCGTGAGTGGAACGGCATGCAGTCCGAGAACCTCGACGCTATGGCTGATGATCAGGAGGCACATGTTGCTGCCATCCGTGAGGACATGGCTGACTATATGTTGTCGGGTGACGCCAAGGTGAAGGTGAAAGGTTACGTCGGCGCAGGTATTACCAACCATGCTAATACCAATCAAGTGGATTTAAGCGCATCCGGCCTGAACATCGACCTAACCACTTCAACGCCTGATCAAACCGTCGCATTCTTCACTGGCCCGTTTGCTAAGTTGCTTGATGACAATTACGTACAGGAAAAGGTTAAGCTATGGGCATCTCCTGACATCATGCGTAACCTGAACAAGCCATATTCTGACGCTGCTGGCTTTAAAGAAGGCACAGTGCTGGAGTATATCCTGCGTTACGGCCGTATTGAGTCTGTTAACCAGACCTTCAAGCTAACTGGCAACCACTTCATTGCGTATGTGCGCAACTCTCAGTACATCAAAACACGCATTGCGGCCCCAGTTGGCACCTTCATGATCCCGCGCCAAAATCCGTTCGATAACTACAACACTCTTGTCTGGAGTGCTGTCGGTCTGCAGATTAAGCGCGATTTTAATGGCCGCTCGAAAGTATTCAACGCACAGGGTTAAGGGGCTTCGGCCCCTTTTCTACGGGAGAGAACATGAAAAAGTTAAAAGTCGAGAAAGCGGGCTGCTGGGGAGTGATTGATGGTGCTTTTCAGCAACTTCCGGTTGGTCACGAGTTCGTCGCAGTAGATGTACCGGCAGCGTTCGCTGGTCGAGTATCTATCATGGCTGAAGTTGGTACGCAGGAGTTGGAAGTAGCGACGCCAGGTGATAATTCTGCAGAGCAGCCAGAGCAGCCAGAGCAGCCAGAGCAGCCAGAGCAGCCAGCCGCCACCAAATCGAAGAAGGGTAAATAACTATGGTTAACCCAATCACAGCGGCAGACGTGCAACAGTTTCTCGGTGAGTTGGGTTATTCCATACCAGCAGCTCTACTGGAGCCGATTCTATGCGTCGTGAACAAGATTATTCCGTGCCTTAACGGTGCTGGATATGACGATTGCTCCGCAAAACTCATCCTGATGTATGCGGCTGCACTAATGGCTACATCGTCCGGTGCGCGGCGTATCAAATCGCAGGGAGCACCGTCTGGTGCGTCCCGTTCCTTTGAGTATGGTGATGACAGTATCACCTGGCTGCGAGACTCGCTGGCGAAACTCGATACCAGCGGATGCACCAGTGAGCTACCGATTAGTGCAGGTAACAGCGTTGGCCTATTCATGGTTGTCGGGGGTTGATGATGGCGTGGATTGACGTAACAGAACGCAGTCCGAAACCATTCGCTCGTGTATGGGTTCGCACCGATACCGGGCGTGAAACCACTGGCTATGTGAACAGCTCAGGTGAGTGGGTGATTAACTGCAAGCGCATTCGTGATAGCGGTGCAAAGGTTGAGAGGTGGCGAGAATGAGCAGCGTTGCAAATTGGAGCTATACCGCACAAGCCACTATCTGGCGCAGCCTCGGAACTGATGATTACGGTGATCCGCTTGGCTGGTCTACTCCAGAAGTCATAATGTGCGATTACGAGGGGGGGCTTAGCAAGCGCATTGGTAGCCTAGGCTCTGAGATTGTCGTCAAAAATACGATATGGACTGAGTATTCATCAGCCACTGCTGGAGATTACTTGTTATTTGGTGAATCAGCAGAATTAGACCCTGTAGCGGCTGGTGCTGACGAAATTAGACAGGTAATAAGATACGCAGATACCTTTGAGCGGTTAGCTGATGATTACGCATTAATCACAGGTGTATAGCCATGGGACTCAAGGTGAAGGGAATATCTAACGCCAAAAAGAACCTCAACGATTTGATTAATGACGTTAAGGGGCGCAAGGCCGTTAGAGCGATTCAATCAGCGCTTATTCTTGGCTCAGCCCGAGCGGCATATTACACGCCCATTGATACATCTACCCTTATCAACTCTCAGTTTAGAGAAATGGACTTTAGTGGCGTGCTGATTACTGGACGGGTTGGCTACTCTGCAAACTATGCTGCTTATGTTCATGAGATGTCAGGTAAGTTAAAAGGTCAGCCGCGTGCGCATTTTGCTGTGACAAGCAACCACTCATCGCTCGGCCCGCAAAAGCCGAAAAAATTCGGCGGTGGAACGGAAAAAGGCAATTACTGGGACCCTCACGCCGAACCACAGTTCCTAACCAAGGGGTTTAATGAAGAGCGAGAGACTATAGATAAAGTAATGCTAAAGGAGCTCTCTTTATGATCCCCATGATGTACGAACGAGTCAGGAATATGTTTGTTGAGGCGGGACTAACGGCTGGCTTTATTGAACAGTTGCTCATGTTCGACGACCCAAAAGACCTATCAAAGGCTGTAATGGTTTTCAGGTCTAACGGTGGATCAGCGATTCGTAACGACCTTGGCGCAGAGCATTACGTGTTAGTTGACGTTGTGGGTGCCAAAAGCAAGAGAAACGAGGCGGCTTTAACAGTGCAGCGCATAGTTGACTACATACAGCAAAACCCGATGGCGGACGAGTGTGTTGGGTATATTCAAAATATGGGAGCTATCCCTGCGCCAGTGCTAACTGACGAAGGTCGGATTGTCTTCCGTTTGCAGTTCTCATGCACTTACGGCGAATAGCCAGAAACATATTAAATCACCCGCTTCGGCGGGTTTTCTTTTTTATACGAAAGAGGAACCACAAATGGCTAATTGCCAAAACTCGAATGAACGCCTATTCGGCGGTGCAGTCGTTCTTGAGGTTGCTGATGGCTGCGCAGATACAGTTCCGTCAGAATCCGAATGGATGGCGCTGGCTGCTGGCACATCCAAGGGCTTCGACTTCAACCCAAACACTGTCACGTCTGACGCAGATGATGGCGGCGGTTACGTTGAAACCATCATCACCAACAGTGATTTCACCATCTCGTTTGAAGGTGAGGTTCGCAAGAAAGACAAACTGGATCAGTACGGTGTCGGCAAGTTCATCGAATATTTTGCCGGTGAGCTTAAAGCTAAGCGTCAGCCCGGTATTTGGGTGCGCATGGATTACGGCCCTGTTGAGTTTGTTGGGTATATGAACATCACAGCGCTGAGCTCAGATGGTGGGACTAACGATATTGTTACTTTCTCTACTGAGTTCAAGGTTGGCGATGCAAGCACAATCGAAGTGAATGCCGCTGATGCTTTAGCCTTCACCACAGATTTGACGCCCACAAAGTCAGTTGCAACTGGTTCTGCGCTGAATATGTCTGTTGTTGCCTCAGGTGGTGTCACTCCATACACCTACGTCTGGAAAAAGGATGGATCAGCTGTCAGCGGGCAGACTACGGCTACTTTTAACAAAGCCAGTGCGGCATCTGGAGATGCAGGTGTTTATACCTGCGAGGTGACTGATGCATCACTGCCGGCGCAGAAAATCACATCTGCGGCATGCACCGTAACCGTCAGCTAGCAGCTATTACAAAGGGTGGCTGTGCTGCCCTTGATAATAACCGTTCACTGGAATGAGCCATGACAGCATTAATTGATATAGGAGAAGTTTCGATTAGTGATAGTCGAGACGGGGGAAAGGATTATTTATTAAGCCCATCATTTGAGGCCATGACGCGCATTGGAAGTCCTAATGAAATTGTTGAGGCATACGCTATTGTCCATGGAAGTGAACTGAACGGGATGCTTACCGGATATGCGAGTGCTTTTGGGAGGCTTCCTGATTGGCTTTCATCTTCGCTATACCGCGTGGCAGAGAAAATGCTTTCTACATCAATGAGGGTTATTCAGGCCTGTTGTCAGGATGATTTAACACCAATGATCGGAGAATGGAAGGGGTGGAGATCTTGCGTGGTGTATCGACCCGGGCAAATGCCGCGCAATGACATCATTGTTATGGCGCAGCACTTACTACAGCACGGCGTTGTTGGAAAAGCGAAGGTAAGAAGATTGCAGCGCCATGAAACCGGAGAAACAACCAATTCGTTCAGTGCATTCGATTATATCAGCGCTGCACGGAGTCACTTCGGAATGAGTCGTGATGAAGCATCCAAATTAACGATGACAGAATTCCAATTCCTGCTGGCAGCTAAGTACCCAGATCAGAAGGGTTTCACTCGCGAAGAGTACGAATCTGTAGCAGATGACTTCCTTGCCAGACAAGCGGCAAGAAGGGCCAGAGCAGCAAAATAATTACTGGAGAATAAAATGGCAGGTGAAAAAAGTGCCGGTAGCATCGTTTATGAAATCAGCGCCGACGTTGAGCCTCTGCTGCAAGGTGGGAAACAGGCCATTGATGCTCTGGATAAATTAGACGCTGCCGCCCAGCAGTCAGGAAAGGGGATGGATAACCTAGACCAGAGTGCATCACAAACCGGATCTGCTTTTACAGAACTGGCAGGTTATGCCAACTCCATGGACAACCAGTTGCGCAAGCTGAACACCAACGTCAGTGGTATTGCAAGAGCGATGGAAGAGGCTCGCAGCGGTACAGGGGGAGCCAGCAGTGAATTTAGCCGTGCCGAATCTATCATTGAAGCGCTAGGTAATCAGTTAGCGGTACTGGATGAAGCTCAGGAGAATGGCGCTCGTAGTGCCGCCGTACTTGCCGCTCAGTTGAGAGCTGGTTCAAAAGCTTCTGATGAAGAGAAGCAAAAAATAGGCGAATTAACTGGTCGCCTTTTCGATATGAAGACTGGGGTAGAAACTGGATCAAAAAGCCATGGAAAATGGAAAACCAGCATGCAACAAGCTGGTTATCAGGTTCAGGACTTTATCGTACAGGTTCAAGGTGGGCAATCTGCGCTTGTAGCATTCTCACAGCAGGGTTCGCAACTGGCGGGGGCGTTCGGACCAGGCGGCGCGGTTATTGGTGCCGTCATTGCATTGAGTACAGTCATCGCTGGTACGCTGATTACATCTTTAAATGGCGGCAAAAACGCCATGGATGCACTTAAAGATGCAGCAGAGGCAATGGATAAGGTTATTACCGTTTCCCAGAACGGGGTAGCCGCGCTGTCAGATAAATATGCTCTGCTGGCCAAGACGAATGCTGAAGTTGCTACGCTGATGCGCAATCAAGCACTTCTTGAATACAACGAGGCGATCAACAAAATCCCGAAAGCGATTAGCGATGCGTCCAGCTCACTTCTCTCCTTTGGTGACAAGGCACTCTCTGCATTTTCCGGAGGCTACGCTTCGGTTGATGGATTTAACGATCGCCTTTCTGCCCTGAACATCACGACCAATGATTACTCTCAGGCAATGAAGCAGGCCTTTGGCGCAGGACAATATTTCAATGCTACGACGATGAGCATTGGCAACACTGTTGGGGCAGTGGCGGATAAGTTCGGCATCTCAGAGCAGAAAGCATTCGAGTTCAGCAAACAGCTTTCGGATATTGCTAAAAATCCTACTCCAGAGGCTTTGCAACGTCTGGCTGCGGAGTTGCAGAACACACAGAGCTCTACTGAGAAAGGGCAGACGGCGTTAACGGCATTCATCGGTACGCTGGTTAACCTGTCACGTGAGGCTGTTACTGCGAAAGGCAACGTGGCGGCGCTTAAGCAGGAAACTGATAACCTAACCTCAGGGCAGAAAAATCTCATCAAGCAGTCCGAACGTAATCTGGCGCTGTCAAAGTTGCAGGGAGAGGCTCGCGCGCGATTGCAGGCGCAATACGCTGCTGAAGATGCTGGTTTTTCGAAGGATGATCCTCACGCTAAGCAGATGGAAGATGACGCTTCCGCTACGTACAAAAATACACAGGCGCAGAAGACACTTCAGTCAGAGCATAAAAAAGGCGCTTCTCAAGCTGATTCTATTGCTCAAAAACTGGCGAACCTGAAACAACAGTCAGAACTCGCTGCTGACTCAACCAATAAACTGAGCCGTGAACAGGCGATGCTTAATGCGGAGCAGTCACTTGGAAAAGGGGCTACTCAGTCGCAGATCGCGGAGGCTCGTCAATATGCCGCTGCAAAATGGGACACGGCCAATGCCATAAAAGCGCAGGCGGCAGCGGAGAAACTTCTTCCTGAGAATAGAGAAAATGCAAGCTATAAGCAGGATATACAAGATTTAAATACAGCTCTTTCAGCTAAAAAAATCAGCCAAGAGCAATACAACCAAACAATGGAGCGACTAGAAGAATCGCATCAAGCTAATATTGCGAAAATTCGCGCACAGCAGGCAGTTTCTCCACAACAGGAAGCATTAGGGCAGATAGACCCTGTCCAACAGTTAGCCAATGAACATGCTAAAAAGTTAGCTCTCATACAGCAGTTCGAAACTAAGAAGGGAGTGATCACAGCCAATGGACTGGCATTAATGAATGCTGCTAACACTGAGTATGAAGCACAGAGAACGGCTGCGCAGTGGGAGCTATTTTCTCAACAAAGTACGGCTAATCAGATGCTCGCGTCTTCTCTTGATGCACTGGGTAATAACGCATCAAGCGCATTTGCTGGGATGCTAACTGGAACAGAAAGCGTAAGCGATGCAATGCGTGGTTTAGCTAACTCTGTTGTGAACCAGCTAATAAACTCATTTGTTCAAATGGGAGTCGACTGGGTTAAGTCTGCAATCATGGGGCAAACTGCAACAGTAGGCGCGGTGGCGGCTTCTACTGCCGCGCAGACTGCTGGCATTGCCACAACAACTACGGCAGGTGCAGCGGCAGCAGCGACGCAAACAGCGGCATGGACACCGGCAGCAATGCTTGCATCCATCAGTACATTAGGTGGGGCGGCGGCGATTGGTATTGGCGCGGTAGTTGGCGCTCTCGCGATGGGAATTGCAGGGGCTCGTAAAAATGGCGGTCCAGTATCTGCAGGATCTATGTATCAGGTCGGTGAAGGCGGAATGCCTGAAATCTTCCGAGCCAGCAATGGCAGTCAGTACATGATACCCGGAGATAATGGCTCGGTTATAAGCAATAAGGACATTTCCAGTGGTGGCGGTGGCAACATTCAAGTGACAGTGGTATTCAACGACAACACCTCAGGAAGCCACTCATACGATGCTCAGGCATCACAGGATGGAAACAATCTCACCATTCAGGCATTTGTCATGGACATGGATAACAAAGGGCCAATGCTTTCCGCAATAGTACGTAATACTACAGCAACTCCACGCGCATCAGGGGGCTAAGATGGCTATTCCATACCCAGATTGGCTTCCGCTGGCGCAGAAGTCTGACAAAAGTCCGGCGACGGATACCGGATTCAGAACAGATCATCCGCTTGTCGGTGCGCCAATCTTCCAGAAGTTAACCGATGATTTAAAAACGTCATTCTCTCTCAAGTGGATATTCACGATCACACAGCACCGCGCCTTTATGCAGTGGCTGCGCAGCCCGAACTATCTCGATAACTGTAACCAGTGGTTCTCCATGCGCCTGAACAACGGCACCGGAGACACTGGCATTGAGGTTCAGGAGCTGCATTTCACGGCATGGCCAACATGGAACCAGACGGGAAATATTTTCACATGGTCGGGGAATGTCATCTGTCGGAAGCTGAATAACGCTGATGATGAGTTTGACGACATCATTGTCGAGCTGCCACCACCTTGGGATAGCTGGCTCGATATCATTGTCACTGGCTATCCTGATGACCGCGATCCGGAATCATTACCGAGGGTGCCATAACAATGCCAACGCTAAGGGAGTATCGGGCTCAGCGCCCGAACCGGATAATCTACGAGACTATTGAGTTTCATCATGTATCTTTCGGCAGCTTCTATCTAGTAAATAACCAAGTTTTCCCGAAAACGCTCGGCGGCGTGGAGTATAAGCCATGCCGATTCGAACTTTCAGAGAGCCAGCAAAGCAGCACGCCGATAATCGATTCAACGGTTAAGTTCAGTAGGCTTGCGCAGGACTTCAAGCAACAACTGAAGGTCTGGCGTTCGTATAGTCGCATTGAACCGATCACTGTCATTTATCGGCTTTTTGACTCTAAAGACATGACAACTGCGATCAAAGAATGGCAGTTGTACGTCAAAGACTGCTCCCTTGATGCTGATAACGTCAACGTTTCTCTATCAATGACTAACCCGCTCAATACCAACGTGGCCTTGCTGTATGACCCAGCAGAATGGCCCGGTCTAGAAATCGGATAAACCATGACTAAATCTGACTTTATCAAACGGATGATCGGCATTCCGTGGGCTAACCGCGCCTGTTCGATGGAGGCTTGTGACTGCTGGGGACTTGTCGCGCTGTATTACCGGCACGTGCTTGGCAAAGAAGTGCATCACAAAGCTGGATATGAAAGTAAGCGTGATTTCCTTACCTGTTATCGCGAAGAAGTGGTGTTCTGGCAGCGGGAGAAAGTACCCGTCGAGGATGGCATTTTTGTTGGCTACGTTGGGCGTAGGGCGGAGCACGTTGGGTTAGTGCTCAATGGCATGGCGTTGCATAGCAGGGGGCTTAACGGCTCTGTGAGGCTCGACAAGCTGCGCGTAATGGAAAAGGTATTCACTAAAGTGGAGTTTTATTCGTATGGCACTTCTAGAAATACAGCACTTGCCCGGAGTGCCGAAGGAGAGAATTGAGCTGGCCAACGGCTCTAACTTTTATAATTGGTTGGAGCAGCAGGCGTTTGACAGGGATATTGCGATCGTCATCAATGGCGTGTTGGCAGACGAGGAGACCGAGCTTTCGTTTGAACTCACAGAGCTACATTGTATCCAGATATTCAATCAGCCTCGTAGCATCGTCAGCGATATCCTGAGTCCTGTTTTCAAACTCGTTACAAAAGTATTCTCATTCTTAGCCCCAAAACCTTCATTCTCGTCAGCAGCGGATAATAACGCAAAAGAAAGCCCGAATAATAAGCTGACCGGTCAAACAAATATTGCCCGCACGTATCAAGCGCGTCCTGATATTTACGGGCAGGTTCGCTCGTTTCCAGACTTGATCCAGCAGTCTATGTTTGAGTTTACTGACAACATCAAGTACGTCACAGAGTTGATGAATTTCGGGATCGGCCACTACACGATTGAGAGCGTGCGCTACTCCGAATCAAGCTTAGGCGCTATCGCCGGAGCCAGCTACCAGTTTTACCCTCCAACTACTGTCATTCCTGAAATTATTCAGGGGTTTGAGTTTGATGATGTAGACGGGCAGGAAGTATTAGGGCCAAACGAGAGCGGTAGTGAACCTGTGGCCACTGCGACTACAAATGATGTGATATCAGGTACGCTTACAGGAACATCTGCCGCGATTAAAATCGTTCAGTCATCCGATTTTAACTATTTCTTTGATATTCCAAAACCGCTACCTGTTCAGGTCACGGTTAACGTGACGCGCCACTTAGCTGCGGGTGATGTGACTGCGGATATAACGTTTTCAGCGTCACTAGACTCAGTAGCAGAGTCTGACGACGGCGCTATTATCGACCCGACAGAATATTTCACATTTCAATTATCGGATATCAACAGCCCTGTAGAGATACCGGCAGGTTCAACAATCAACAATACGATATTCACGCTGACTGAAAACAAAGGGAATATCTCGGGGCCATACTTCGCGGCGATTGAAGGCGATGAGCTTTGGGTTCATATGCAGGCGCAACTCGGCACAGAAGCTATAGCCAGATTTGTATTGGATTATTGGGCTGTCGATGATGACAACAACATCATCTCACCTCTCTATACATATACCGGCAACCTCTATAACGCGAGCGACAGCCGTTCTGACTATATATATGGAACATTCAAGTTTACTCCGGCATTCGGTAAAGCGCGGTATGCATTCCAAGTGCGCAAGACAAATAACAGTTCTGACAGCAACCTTCTGCAAATAGCTGAGGCTCACTCAGTAACACGCCGCAAGAATGTCACCTACCCAAATGACACGCTGGTGAAAGTCACGGTACGCGCAACAGAGCAGGCCACCGGCTCACGTGATCGCAAATACAATGCACTCGTTACGCGTCACACAATCAGCTATGACATCAACACTCGCACAGTTAACTACACGCTTAGGCCGTCGCGCAGCTTTGCTGATGCCGTCGCTCATGAATGGCTAGTGATAGGAAAGCAGCCAGAGGACACGATAGACCTGTATGAGCTGTATAGCATCTATCAGTCATTACCGGAACCGCGTCTTGGTTATTTCGACTACACGTTTGACGATGAGGATATCTCACTAGGTAACCGCGTAGAGACTATTTGCAACGCGGCGCGAGTGATCGCGTACTGGGACGATGGCGTGCTTACGTTCGCAAGAGATGAGCGCAAAGAGTTCCCGTCCGCTGTCTTCAACCGCGCCAACATTGTCGCTGATGAGTACAAAATCAGCTATGACATGACGATGCCGGGGGGATACGACGGCGTTGAAGTCGAGTATGTCAGTCCGAAGACAAACAAGAAAACCTATATCCGGTATCGAATTACGGCCATAGGGATTGTCGAGCAAGCTGCCTTATCGCCGTTGAAGATATCGCTTAGTGGCTGTCGCAACGAGTACCAAGCAAGGGATAGAGCGCTTTTGGAGGTTAACCGGCTTATCAGCTCACGCATGAAGATGAACATGAAGACGCTGGCTGATGGTGAGTATGTTTCACCGGGGGAAATGATTGTTGTTGCGGATACTTACGATACCAACCAGCAAGCTGGCTATATCGTTGCGCGGAACGGCAATGACTTTGATACGAGCGAGCAGATTAATTTCGCTGGCGACATGTATGTCAGGGTGACCGATTCGATCGGAAATTCAACGGACAAAATCAGAGCATACCCGCGTACCGATACCAAGTTTGGATTCACCGCGGCGGTGCCGAGCATCACGCTAAATATCTTCGACGGCTACAACGTGCAATCACCATCGCGCTATGTCATTGCAACAACAGCAGAAATGGAAGCTATGCGCTGGCGAGTATCAGACAAGAAGCCCAACTCAGACGGCACGTTCTCATTGACGTGTGACGAGTATTTCGACGCTAAACCAGATTACAACGTCTAAACCAATATCCTCTCTCAATAGCCCAGCCATAGCGCTGGGTTTTTTTATGGAAAAATTATGGCAACTCAACCTACAAATCTGCCCGTACCAAGTGAATCAGCTCGCGACCTTAAGTTTAACGCGGGGAAAATTGACGAGTTTGTTACCTCTTTAGCTCTCAAATATGCCGATCGCTTCGGCGGTGAGCACTACACAATTGAAGGACTACGCCAACTTGCTCAACAGGCAATTTCAGCCTTTGGATGGGTGCCAATGGACTCATTTCAGGATGGTGCCACACTAACACTTCCCAATCAGGTATTGCGCTGGAAGCTGCCGGATGGAGATGGTGATTATTATCGATGGGATGGCGCATTTCCTAAAGTTGTTCCTGATGAATCAACCCCTGAATCGACCGGCGGAGTGGGTGCAGGAAAATGGCTGAGCGTCGGTGATGCAGTATTGCGCACACAAATTTCAGATCCAGATGGGGCCACAAAATATCCAGCACTCCAAATTGCGAGATGGAGAGATACTGGTGACATACGAGGGTGGGGGGCGGTTAATGGAATGGATGCAACGGATGCATTAAATGCAGCCATACGCGATAGAGGGGCTAATGATTGGGGTTCAAGTTCAAACGTGATACTCGATGGTCATTATCAAATAAATGGAGAGGTTTTATTAACAACGGACGTAAGGCTTATTGGCAACTGGGCAACAATAACGTCTACTTCTGATAATTGGATTATTTCATCGGCATATAAAAATAGCTCAGGAGATATAGTTAACAACTTTGACAATCTTACAGATGAAGAAGTAATTTCTAATGCAAGATTGAAGGGTGTCCAAATAAAAGGGATAACTTTTGTCGGGGTTTCAAAGGTCTTGCATCTTCAGGCGTTTACTGAGAGGTGTGTTATTGAGGATGTTTCATTTCAAAACTGCGGAATTTCATGGGATGCAAGGCTTTCATTTTATTCTCAATATAAAAATATAATCATTCGTGGAGTGAAATCAGGATATGAAAATAGCCACGCTTATCAATTTAGACATCAGTGTAATGATATACGTCTTGATAAGATAACTGTCGTTGGGCGTAAAAATGGAGAGTTGGTTGATGATGACAAAATACCCTCTATGCCCGGAACGACTAAAAACTGCCAGAACATCCATAAAAAACAATGTACTTATGAACAATTAGAGAATGGCGTTACTGTTAATATAACAACCTATGGTTATAAAGATGAGGCTTGGTATGCAGAAAACATATCTGGCAATCTTTATGTTTTTGATGAAGGGGAGCACTACGATACTATTATAAGCAATCCAGCGTGGTGTTACGGAGTGGAGAAGCAGGGAACGTTAAATAATATTAAAGGTAGATCTGAGATATATCAAGCTGCGCAATACAACTATAGTCCAGCTAAACGTAGTGCAATCCAATTTTCAAATTCAATAGCTGTTGTGCACCCAGCATCAGGTATGGGATTGTATAAGACAATTGGAGAAACAGATTTCGGCATTGAATTTAATTCAACCTCAATTATTTCATTTAATACATTGAAATATACACCTGATAATGTACCAGTTAAAGAAAATCAAACTAATTTAATTAATATACCTGTTATGATTTCCGGTTGCATTCCTAAGGTTGCAAGTAAGGCCATCGGTGTTACTGGGGCAACATACACGTCAAGTTCTGATTCTTTGAATATGTCTACAGATATTTATTGGTCGACAAATAACATGATATTGGTTGCTTTGAAAATATATCAGACATCTAACCCAAGCAACTCTCACGTGGCTACAGCATTACTTATGAATGGGTTTAAGTCCCAATTGTCTGGGCAGCCTGTTAGTTACGAAAAGGATGGCGATACAACCATGGTTAGAGTTACAGATCCAGCCGAGGGGGGAGATAAGAGTTGGCTAAATTCGGGTGATTTTAGTATCGAGGGTTGTGTTAGGGTTCTTTGAAGATTTAAAAACAGCCACCACGCTAAAAGGTGGTGGCTATCACTCAATTATATTGAAATGTGATTTAATCCTACAAACTTCTTTCCGTAGCCAATGAATCTCTTTTCAATTATGCTCCAGCTTATCCACCCAGCGATAAGTGATAGTATGATAGATGCTATCTGGTTGTATGCTATCCCGTAATGTCCAATGCAGGACGCGACAAGTTGTTGTATCGGGAATCCCCATAAATATACACCGTAAGAAATGTCATTTTTTATTTTGATGGATAGCATGAATTTACTAGAAGATATATACAACATTCCATACATGAATGTAAGGTAAAACAGTATATTCTTTAATCCGCTTTCTTGATTGTAAAAAACAGAAGTAAGTAGAACCAACATCAAAAAGTTAGTTAAGTTTATCTCGATCTTATCTTTGTGTACTGCAAATAGTGAACCAAGTGCAAAGCATGCCGGTAAGTATCGAACCTCTTCATTAAATGATGATAGCTTTATAAGTAGGCCATCAAGCAAAACAAAGTCAAATATTATTAAAGCGCAAAATATAGAAATAAGCCTTTTGTCAAACTTCAAGAGCACGAAAGAAGACATGAGGACTATATATGCACCGACCTCATATATAATAGTCCAAAGGGAACCGTTAAAGGTGTTAATATTATTTTGTGCAAAAACACCAGGGAATGACCAAGTAATATCTAATGTAAGTGATTTTAGAATGTATGGAATAAAAGGAACTTGATTGATGAATTCAGAAGAATTTAAGGTTGATGTAATAATTCCAATTAGATAACCTAATACAATAACTGATGCAAGAGCAGGCCATATTCTAAAAAATCGAGCAGCTACAAATTCTGTAATGTTACGCTTTGCATAAAATGAATTTGTGACAACTAAGCCGCTTACAAAAAAGAAAATCTTGACTGCAAGAGAGCCTGAGTAATCAAATCCAAGAAGTTGATGAACTATATCATCTTTGCCTGATTGTGGAGATATTGCATACGCATGGCCATAAATGACCATACATGCGGCAATTATTCTTACTAAATCAAGATTATTGTTATCGCGCTTTAGATACGATGAAAGTAGCAT